AGCTGTAGGAGCTGCTGTCATTGAAAGATTTAAAGAACAAAAGAAGCCAGCTATCTACACTGGAGAGGAAGGAGCCTACAAGGTATTTGAGGCTCCAGACACTTCCAAGTTATATGCTATTGGTGTTGATGTCGGGGAAGGCATTGGGAGAGCTGCATCCGTGGCCCAGGTCCTTGATATTACAGACCTAACCGAGATAAAGCAAGTAGCTGTTTACGGAACTAATGTTGTTGAACCCTATCATTATGCCAATAAGTTAGTCAATTTATGCTCCCAATGGGGTAACCCACCGTTGCTTGTAGAGAGGAATAACTGTGGAGCTCAAATTATCGATGCTTTGTTTCATAAACACATGTACGAAAAAATCGTATCGTGTTCAAAACTTGCTAATACAGGATCATTTTCGAATACAAGACATTTAGGAATTTTATCTCATAATAATTTACGCTTTGCAGGTGTTGCTAATATGCGTTATTGGGTAAACTTCTTACAGACTGTTCATATAAATGATGTGGACACAATTAAAGAGTTTGAAACCTTTATTCGATACCCTAATGGCACTTACAGAAAGAAAAATGATTTGTTTTATGATGACAGAATTATGTCCCTTGTTTGGTCTTTGTTTATTTTAGAATCTGAAATTTGTCAACAATATTTTGAGATCCAAGAATTTGATGAACAAAACAAACCATTAAAGATAAGCAATTTAGATTATTTTGAAGTGGATAAAAGTTTATATAAGGTGAAAGACTTAAGTAATAGTAATAATATAACAACTTTGGGTATTGATGATGATTCAAAGTATCAGCCATTAGTTTCTGAAAAAGAAATAGAAAAAATGTTTGATACCTCAGATATGGATGATTTAATGTCCCAGGGATGGAAGCCAATGTGATATGCCAGATAACGACCTTTGCGAGACCCCACAACCAACCCAGCAATCAGTTCTTAATAGATCTGGTAAGGACAAGTTTTTACTCGTTTTAAATTTACCTCAGGTTTTAAGAAAACAAACTCTTTCAAACGATTTACTAAAAATTGACCCCTTGCAAATTAGTATCTTCGGTACTGTTGTACCTCCAATACAAGTTCCAAGCAATGAGGTTCGTTTTGCAGGACAGTCATATAATGTCTCTTCATATACCCGTCCGAATTACCCCCCTTTGCCAGTAAATTTCATAGTAGATAATAGTTTTTATAATTACTGGGTACTATGGAAATGGTTATCTGTCTTAAATGACCCTAACTCTAGCTATTATACTGGTACCGATCCTAAACTAGAAACTTGGAAAGATAGAACTGAAACTGGCATAGTTACTGAGTATCAAACAAATTTTTCTATTTTAGGTTTAAATGAATATAATCAAAAAAGTATAGAATTTGTATTCTATAATGCTTTTATTACTAATTTAGGTGGTATTAATTACGACTATAATGATACTGAATTTATAAAATCTTCTGTAGAATTTCAATTCTCTAAACTAGATGTAATTATACCTACATAAAAAAATACCATAAAAAGCATAAATAATAATACAAGATTATGGCACGTTCAATTAATTCACCAGGTGTACAGATTACGGAAACAGATTTATCAAACTATCAGCAAATAGCTGGCGGTACAACCGTGCTTGTACCAGGTTTTGCTAAACAGGGTCCAACTGATGAAGTACTTTTAATCACTTCAGCTTCTGAGCTTGAGCAAGTCTATGGTGCGCCATCCACACCTGCTGAAAAGTACTTCTACTATACAGCTAAAGAAGTTTTAAATTCTCCTGCCACTCTTTTAACTACTCGTATGCCTTATGGTTCAGGTAATGGCACTGGGTTTACTAATCAGTATAGTGCTCTTTTATATCCAGTAGCATCAGGTACTAATAGCTTTACTATTGGTCAACCAACACATATAACTCTTAATGATAGTCAGTATAGTAAATTGGTTCAAAATAATTTCGCATGGACCAGTCTATCAAGTACTTCTCTTACACCTAGTTTTTCAGCAACTTCAACAGGGGACGTATTAAATGCTGGTATCGTTATTATCAATAATGCTCAAACTACTCAAAATGAAAAATTTGAAGGTTATTATATCAACTTAGCTGATAATACAGGCTTTGGTGCTAGTACAGATTTTGATGCTGTTACACAATTTAAAGGTTTAACTGGGACTGGTGGCTTTTATACAGTTCCATCTACCAGGGTAGGTTTTGCTCTTTCTGGAACATTAGCAACTGCCGGTTCTAACTCAATTTCTGAAACTATTGAATTTGTTCCTCGCTTTAACTTTAATAATAGCTATTATAAAGATTCTCTCGTTTTAACAGTCTTAAAGATTCGTAATTCTATCTATGAGCCTCAGCTATTAACCTTCACTCTTCAAGAATCTTATATAGGTTCTCTTGATTCTGATAAAAAGGATGTTGATGGTACATCCTTTTCATTACAAAGTAAGGTTAATGCATCATCGCTTAATCTGCGGGTTCTACTCAACCCTAATATTTCTGACAAAACTAACTGGTCGAGCCTTACATCAAACGATCCGAGTACATCAGTTGTAGTTGATTCAAACAACAAAGCTCTATACCCTGTAGGTGTTTATCTGCCGGAATATGAGTTCTCTACTTCAAAAGAAATAGGCAGTGTTAATCTTAAAGTAGAAAGAGCTTTATCATTAGTTGATTCTACAGAAACAATTGATATTGATGTTGTAACTGATGCCGGTCTAAGTACAGTATTTGCAACAGCTTCTGGTACCCAGACTTTTGATGATACGGTCTTTATATCTGCTACTGAACTAGCTAGCGAAAATTCTTCTGTTGTACAGCGCTGGAAAACAATTTTTAATACTTTCAACGGCTTTGTGCAAAACACTCGTAAGGATTGTATGTTTATAGCAGACCCATTAAGACAGATTTTTGTTACAGGTCCTGATACCAAGACATTATCAATTAGAGGTAATACATTTTCAGCAAATATTTATAACCCTCTTAAGAATCTTATTAGCACAGTTAATTCAAACTATGCAGCTCTGTATGGTAACTGGGTAAAACAGTATGATAATGTTTCAGATAAATTTATGTGGATGCCATCTTCAGGTTATGTTGCTGCTATATACTCTCGCACAGATGATGTAGCTCAACCATGGATTGCACCTGCAGGTTTAAATCGTGGTGCTATTAATAGTATAGTGGATTTAGGGTTTAATCCTAACCAAAAACAAAGAGACTTCTTATATACAATTTCAATTAATCCAATAGTATCTTTTGCTAGAGACGGTTTTGTAGTATTTGGTCAAAAGACATTACAAAATAAACCATCTGCATTTGATAGAGTAAATGTACGTCGTCTATTCTTAACTCTTGAGCGTGCTACACAAAAATCATTAAAGTATTTCGTATTTGAGTCGAATACCGAGTTTACACGTACAAGACTTAAAAATACTATTACACCTATATTTGAATTAGCTAAAAATACAGAAGGTTTATATGATTATCTAATTATCTGCGACGAAAGAAATAACACACCTGATGTTATTGATCGTAACGAACTTGCAGTAGATGTTTATATTAAGCCTGTTAAAGCAGCAGAGTTTATTTTAGTTAACTTTATTGCAACACGCACTGGACAAAACTTTCAAGAACTTATCTAATAAATAATAGTATATGGCACAAAACATCTCAGATTTCTACAGAGTAGTACAACAAAACGATTTTGCACGTCAATTTCAATTTAGAGTTGTACAGTTAGCAAATACAAACTTCAATGAAGATCAGCTCGTATATCTGGAAACAGCAACACTACCAGGTCGTTCATTAAACAATGTTCAGGTCCCGTTCATGGGTCTAAATTTTAATGTACCCGGTACAGCATCATATCCAGGATCAGAAAGTTATAGTGTCACATTCCGTTGTGACCAAAACTATAATATCCGTGCAGTATTAGAAAATGCTACATTTAACTCTTTTGATGATGGTACCTCAACTGGGGACTACAACATCGCAAGAAACTCTTCAGTAATTACTTTAAACCTTCTCGGTAAAAATGGTTCAACAATTCGTCAATACACCCTATACGGTGCTTATGTAGTATCTGTACAAGATTCAACATATAACTTAGGTGATGCTGGCTCAATTGTAACTGTACCTGCTACATTAGCTTATCAGTACTGGAGAGTTACTACGGCAACAACACAAGCCATTCCTACTACTACTGAAACAGTTGGTCCTCTTGGCCTTTAAAATAGTTTAAAGCAATAAGTAATATTGCATCATGGCCAAGCCAGAACTAGGCAGTCAAATATCGTTTTTTTTAGAAAACTTTCTAAGTAAACCAGCTAGCGCCCTCCCTAAAGGCTCTCAATGGGTATTAGTTTTTGAGGGACCGTTTCAAGATGGTTCAACTAGTGAAAGAGATTTTAATGAAGTATTGCCTGTTCCAGCTATTCGTTTAGCAAGTAATTACGAACCTCGTAACTGGGATACAGAAGCTGCTATCAGTACCACCCTTACTAAAGATTAC